TCTTCAAAATATGCTTCACTTGACCAATGTGGAATTAATAAAAACTCCGATGCGAACGATTTTGGTCTAGCTCGTTGCTGCTGTAATAACCACTCCTCACTATATAACTCTGGCATTAATACCCTACGTCCCGGTTCGGGATCAAGGGCTGGTAAGTTCCTAGATAAGAATCTATCATCATGTTGTAGCTTTGATAATAAATCCCCCGGCATCATAGGAGTTCCTAATACTATTACTGGTACATCTTTTAACGGAATGAATAAACTCTCTGTTAAAAAGTGATCTTCAACCTTATTTATTTGTGTATTATTCAATGGATTATCAGGGTCACGTAATACGTCATCAGCAATCAAAGCCCCATTAACATGCATACCTCGTTTAAATGAGAACAATCCCCCATGCATAATATCAACAGGGTGTTTATTTACATGATATCGAAATGAATAATCTGCTTTTGGGTTCCTATTTTTCATCCATTCCATTAATTGAGGATTACGTTTTACTGTTTTATTAATTTCATTAATATGGTATTGAGCCATACCATCACTATATGATAGATATAATACAGACATATCACGAGTTGCCTGTAGTAATCTCCATATACTAAAGGCATGACCTAAAAGTGTAGACTTAAAATGAAATCTTGGTAAGACTGCACAGTAATTTAAACCGTTTTCAATACAATATTCTATATCTTCAGCTACTACCCCAACATGCCACGCCTTAAAGTACTCTGGATGTTCAAAACTTTGACTCCAGATGTCTCTAAGAAATTCGTAAAAACTTCCAACTTTTACTCGTTGTTGTTGTGCCGACGCAATTCCTTCTGCAAGTTGATTAAAAGCATCATTATAAGTAGTTGCTTCTTGCTGTAAAACCACATTAATTCTCCTGCGTTACTAACGTTCGTAATCGAATTGCTACTCTATCCAGAACGGTTGAGTCTGTTACTTCTTCTATCAAAACATTTATTACGTCTTGAATAAATTGCAGCTCTAATAACCCCTCCATAACCTTTCGCTCTCCTTGAATACTCATATCAGCTATTCTTGCTGCATCTATTGCCCGATCAAAAGCAAGACTATCTAACTCATGCTTTGATTTATGTCTCATTTGTTCGTAAGTATCTAGATGTTCGCTCTGCAATCTAGCAAATCGTTGGCTCTCAGTTTCCTGTACTTGTTCAATTGCTGTTTCTCTTGCCTGTGTTCGTAAAGCTTTCCAATCATTTTGTTTCGCCCAAGAATATATGGTTACAGGCTTTATGCTCATTTTAAATTCTTTGTTTAAATAGTAAACTATATCCTCTGCTGTTTTATCTCCCGGAAGATATAGTTCAAATGCTTTATCTTTTATATTTTGTGGTATCTTTTTTGGCATTAGTATTTAGTAATCCTCGGTCTTCCTGATGGTAGATTATAATATCCACGCCCCGGATGGTTTTCATCAATAGATACATTCTGAGAAGATATATTCCCCCCCATTGGCGTACCGTCTGATTGTAAAAGATTAGCAAAACTTATATGTCCTGTTTTACCATTCTTTGCCGCTGTATAACAATACGGAACATCTACTTTACCCCCTGATGTATCTCGTACTGGTCTGTACCGTAAAACGATCTCATCGGGTCTAGAGCATATCCCTTGAAATACAGCTTCCGTTGGGTTTGCTCCAATAGGTTCGTAGTTCTTATTTCCTATTATACTCCCCCACGTTTTTTGTAAATCCTTAACTCTTTTATTCCAAAAACATTGATAAAATTCACACCAGACAACCTTACCAAATTGCTCCTGAATATCCTCTTCAGTCACTCCTTCAGGTAATTTATCTTCGTATTCTAACCTAGCATCGTAACTCTCATTAAATTGAATCCTAATATCATCATTCATCTTCTTGGCTTTCACTTAAATCCTCCTTTAATCTCCATGCCGCAATACATGCAGCATCTGCAAAATCTTGTTCTTCAAAAACATCCCCCCACACATCTTGTGCGTGAGATAAGATATCTGCTTTACTAGCATTACCGTTACCAATAACAGATTTTTTCCAGCGTCTATTATCTACAACAATAACATTATAATTATTCCGATGACACCCTGCCCTAACACAACCAATAACATTAGCTATCTCAATAGTTGTTTTAGGATTTTGAATTAGAATAGCTTGCTCAATAGCAACTTTTACTTGTTCTTCCCCTGTGTCCGTTATATATATTTTACTCAAATCAGCCCAAAAACTCATGGAAAATTCATGGAATCTTTCTTCAAATGTCTTCTTTGAACTTGCCCATTTCTTCTTCGTAATTAATTTATACTCTGAGTCAAGAACAACACAATGAATTGCTTTACTAGAACAGTCAAATCCTACATATGCTATTTCAGTCATGGAACACCTTATGTACCTTTGGATGTTTTGCAACAGCCGCCACTACAAATCCAAATGCAATAGTAGCTATAAACAAAATTAGTATATTAATTTCTGTGTATCTTCCCAACATAATTAAAAGGGCATCCTCAAAAAAATGGAGTATTGATACAATCACAGTAAATGGTATTAATCCTTTCATTAAGCCCTCCCAGATATGTTTTCCATTCGTAAAGTAACAACCCTAGAAACAGTATTATATGCTGTTGTATACGTATTTAAAATACCAATTATTCGTGTCTCAATTGCTTCTTGTTCAATAATATCACGTTTAAGTTCTTTTAATGAGTCATATGTATCCATTACTGCTCCCCGTACCTCATCACGAGTCAATTTTTTTAAACCATCTTTCTCTCGTTCATCTGCGATTCTAAACACAGCGGTAGCAAATCCCTCATCAAAAGCCGCATTTAAAGCATTTTTCTTAGCTTGAGCATCTGCTACTTGACTTTCTAAATAAGCTTTATATCCTCCATATACAACTAAAAACTCAGATAACTCTTTATTAGAAGAATTCATTAAGTCTGAAAATTCTAGGTGTTCTCGCTCGTCTAAATTAACATTTAACTCTGGAATCATCAATGAGTCTACGTGACGAGAAGCCGTCCCTAAAGCCTTCATTGGAGTCCAATCAGTTTCACGTCTTTGCATTGACACCATCTATTACCTCCACATATTTTTGGTACTTCAATCATTTCCATAATTCTAAGACATCTATCTTTAATTGCTTTCCAATCGGCATCATTTCGTTCCAGTTCAAACGCTTTTAATTGCTGATCATTTTTGTTCTCATACAGTATAACACCATGATCCATTGGCAGCAAATTCAAATAGATTTGTAATTGTACTATATGTTCTGGCTTAGGTGCTTTTTGTAAGGCATTAAAACCACGAGTGTTTATAGACTTTAACTCTAATGCAATTTCAGTATAAGTATCGTGAGCTAAAATAAAGTCAACCCGTCCTGAAATTACAGGATAATCTAATTTAACACGTAGTTCACGAGAAATTAATATATCTAAGTTTGCAAAATAATCCTCCATTCGTTCTTCTAAATATGATCCATTATCAAATATGCGTTGTAATTTAGCATCTAATGGACGTTCTTTAATAAATCCATTATAAGCTAAGTATAAATATCTATCACAAGTGTTCCCTAACGCTGACGGGTAAAATTTACCTGCTTCCATTGGGCTGAACTCACCTGTTAAATATGTATCTAATTCTTTTAATAACCATCTATCTTGAGGAAAAAGGTTTAAACCCCCTTTTCTAATTTGAGCAATACCTGCCATAATCTCTCCTTTACTTCCGTATACGTAGTTTCTTCAATATGTAAAATATAATCTACATCTGGAATTTGCATTAAATCCATATCTCTTTTTACATCTCGTGATTTATAATGACCATATACTCCATCAGCTTCAATAATCATATTAAGTTCAGGAATCCAAAAATCTACTGTATATTTAAGAAGATAGTGTTGAGGATTATAACGTAATCCAAACTCATCTAAACATTTGGCTATTTGTTGTTCCTGAAGGGTGAAGTCTTTAGGCGGCAAGTTCATTTTTTAATGTTGTAAACGCCTCTGTATTATCAATAAAAAACTTTTTAATACCATTCATCCCCATTACTTTAGTCCCTTCATATTCATACCAAGGGCCAGCCTGTTTAATTAACTTCTGTTCTAACCCCTCTCTAATGAAACTTTCGACTATATCTATCCCACCCTCTACTCTAAATGGAACAGTTGCTGATCTCCAATTTTCCCCACCAACTTTACTCTTTCTAAGTCGTACTTCCATATCAAATCCTACATTATCATTCCCCTCTTTAATCCAACCATTACGTCGTACTTGTAAAAGAAAATGGGCAAAAAATGATTGAGCCAAACCTCCCGGCATATTATCGAGGGCTACTGGCCCCATACTAGAACGTACTTGATTAATTGCTATGAACGCTGATCCATGTTTTAAATTGGGTAATAATTTTGGTAAGGAGCTATTAACAAATCTAGCTTGCCATGCAATTGGACTATATGAAAAATCATTTTCATTGACTGTTGTAGGGACTAAACCTGCTATACTATCAAGTACTATAACATCTACCCCCGCTTTCATTAACTCACGGGCTGTATCCATAGCCTCTTCCCCATTAGTCGGTTGAGCTACCAAAACTTTATACGGATCAATTCCACAACGTTCTACCCATGTAGCATCCCACGATAATTCCGTATCTATCCAAGCAGTTGTACCACCTTCTTTTTGAACATTAGCTACAACCTGAGACGCTAAATAAGATTTACCTACGTTAGTCGGCCCGTATAATAGAGTCATTCTTTTTTTGGGAATCCCGCCACCAGTAAGATTATCCAAAGAAGGGATATTGAAAGGAATTCTTCCATAAGCAAATTCATCACTATTACCTCTCATTAAATTTAACGTCTTTGATTTTAATAGTTGTTCAATAGCTTCATCAGCCGTTTGTTTCATTTCTCCCCCTTCTATGAATAGCTTCTGCCCATGCAAAATAGACAGCACAACATTGAATAATTTCTGCATACATCTGATGATTATCCTGTTCCCAAATTGCTCGTGCTACTTCTCCATTTTCTTCGGTGGCAATTACATTCCACCATTCATCTGAGTGTCCTTTTTGATCTCCGTATAAAAGGTCTTGTCTTTCTCTTTCTTTAAGAACCGCTTCTAAGACCACGGCCCTCGATATTTCGTTGTCCATATGGGTGATGCCCTCCTATCTCGTTTATTATAAATAGGGTAAGGAATCGTATTAATTTCTGACTGTTCTTTCATCCATTTTAACTGTTGTCTAACGGCTACATATCCTATTATACTTGTTACTATGCCTCCAATACCAATCCATGCGAGGCTTTTTCTATCCATTTTCATCCAACACCTCGTCAATTTGCGAATCAATTTTACTTTTAATAAACGTCCAAATTCCTTCAGCTGCTCGTTTAGAATCGTCTAACTGCTCGTCTAACGGTAATTCTGTATCGATTTGATCTATAGATAAATCTACACGTCCATATTGATTTGTTGATAAATCCCCTACTCTAAAAGTAAATCCTAACTTTACGCTAACTTTTGCCATTTTACCTCCTACATTCCATCTTGCATTTCATTAGTGAATGTTCCTTTCTGTAACATCAACCCGATTATACCATATCCTGCAATATCTGTAAATGAGTCAACAACCGAATCATAATTAGGGTCGGAGTTTGTCCAAAGAAGATGTTTTAATCTTCCTATCTTATCCCAAAGTCTAACTATCAATCCCTGTTCTTGAAACACTAGTATATTATCAGGGCCATAATCCTTATGTTTTTGTATTATCAATTCTACTACTTCCTGTGCTGTCTCTCTACATGCTTCTTCAAACGTCATTTTCTGTCTCCTTTTCCCATTTTCTAATTTTTTCCAAAACATAAATATGTAAATCTGCCCCTATACCAGATGCAAACGCTGCTAAACGTATCACATTATCAAGCGTTTCTGAATATAGTTCTTTATGTAATTTGCTAGTTTCGTCTGCTCTGTACCATAAATTTTGAATTTGTTGTATCCTCTCACTCAAATTTTGAATTCTAACTGCCAATTCTAATTTATCCCCCCATTGAGGATTATTTTCTGGTAATGCTGGCATATATCACTCCCAATCTATATAGTCTTCTACGGTTTGTACGGCTACAGGCTTATTAAATACAGCTTTATCCATATCTATTTTAGTTGCCCATGTAGGATCACACAATTCCATATCAACTTGTAACGGTATATTTAAACTATTCTTTTTTAATAACTCAGTAATTTGTGTGGGTAACGTTGTAATCTCATCTTCATGAATTTCACATATTATTTCATCATGTACCTGCAATAAAACTCTACTCTGTGTCTTTTCTAAGGCCCTAGACACCTCTATTAGGCGTTCATTTAGGATATCCGCACTCGTCCCTTGGACTAGGTAGTTAATGCCCTTATAGCCCATATCAGCAGGAATTCTGTATACTCGCCCGTATCTATTCTTTATCCAACCTCGTGTCTCTACTGTCTTTACTACGGAATCAAAAAAGCCTTTAGACCCCTTCAGCCCCTCGAAATAGCGTTGTTTGTACTGTCCCGCTTCACGAGGGGTGGTTCCTAATTGAATGGCTAGTTTCTTATTACCTATTCCGTAAATAGTCCCGAAGGTAATAGCTTTAGCCATTTGCCTATAGAACTTAAACTCTGAACTATCCTCATCAACCCCAAACGCTAGCTTTGCCGCCTCTCCGTGAAAGTCTACATCAGTCTTACGTAGAAGATTTTGAATTTCTTCATTCTGTAAATAACTTAAAAAGACTCGCACCTCCATCTGGGAGTAGTCAAATCCCACCAGATAATAATTTTCTCGTGGTTTAAAGAGTCGCCGTATAGCGATCTGATTACCGACTGATTCGTCGAATGACTCATCTCCAATAAAACTCCAAGTGTCCAATACTTCGGGCTTGAGTTCCTCCACGCCAGCGTCTCCCTTTGCCGCTAGTATTGCATTCACTCTCTGAAGAACTTCTAATCGCTCCTCCTCTGTTAATTTAATATCAGTTAATTTAAAATGGTTTCTAGGTATATTTTGCAAATTAGGTTCTCGTGATGAGAGCCTTCCTGTTACCGTTCCCCAATTACAAAAACCTGTATGGATTACAGACTCGTCTAAATGAGGTTCTAAATAAGTTGATCGTAATTTTTCTAATGTTCTATATTGTCGTATGTACCCTGCAATGGGGTGGTCAATCTTAACTAACGCTGCCTCTCCCCACGATTGCGCCCCCTTGGGAGTACTCTCAGGGGAAAAAATCCCTTGCTCATTTAATGCTGCCCCTAATTGCTGAGTACTATTTATATTAAACTCTCCAACAATAGCATAGATTTTCTCTTTTAATTCCTCCTTACGAGATAAGATTTTCTCTATAGCAGTCTGGGCGTATTCAGTATCTACTGAAATACCTCTATCTTCCATTGCATATAAAACAGGAGTTAAACTCACCTCTAACTCCCAAACTGCTTCTTGCTGAGATTTATGTATTAATCCTAATCTGTCTCTATATAACCTCCTTGTCCAATGGACATCTTTTTCACAGTATTCGCCTAACACATCGGGAGGGGCTAGGGAGAAGTCTTTATTCCATTTATTACTTCGCAAATACTTCTTGGTTTCAATATCGTACTGTGCTGCACTTTCCCCATACGACCGTTTTAGGGTACTTGTAAGGTCTAAATCTCTTACTTGTGTAGGTTCGGTCAATCTGACCATTACGATCACGTCCTCTAATCGTTTCTTCTGTATCCCTAACCCCTCCTTCTCTAAAAAATGTAAGTCGAATTTAATGTTATATCCGACGAGAACGGGGCAAGTGTCTAACGCAGCAATCAATTGTTGAGTTTGTGTATGCGGTAAATTTGTGCCTTGTTGATGCCGTATAGGAAAATAGTAAGTCTCATCATTTGAGATTTTACCTACCCCAATTCCGCAAATTTGAGCATGTCCAAAAGAATCAAGACCGTTCGTTTCTACATCTACGACTAAAGCTCTCTCATCCTGTAACTGTTCTAAAATTTCCGTATAGTTTTCTACGGTATCAACAAGCACAACTAACCTCTAAAATAAACTTTTGGCTGTTTCTTCTGTCGTACTAACTACATTATTTGAAGAGGGTGTATTTCCTCCTCCATATCGTCCTAGATAGTATTCTTTAATAGGTGGCAACTCTGCAATGTCTGGTTGTCTATCATCAGGCATTTCTGAATCACGAGCCGTTGGAGCAATTTGATATGACGTATCGTACATACCCGCCCCTGTTCTTTTAACTCGTACTACTCCACCATTTAATTTACCCCAATCATTATATACGTCTACCAACTGATTCCAAATGTAATCGCTACGTCCAAATGATAATGCAATTACTCTAAAATCATTAACTTCTTCTTTATACATCTTCTTCCCACCGGGGCCATTTACCTCAATCCAATCATCATTTCGCTTATCAGGATGAATTACTTCATGTACGTATCCCCAAAATGCAAATTTATGAGCTGGTCTATACGTATCAGGAACTACACTTGTGTCTACCGAGTCATCGGAAAGTAGATTAATCCACCTGTTACCTGATTTATAGGTATACAAATAAATTTCATCTAGTAAATTGTCCCCATCTTCTCCTGATGCTATCGGAGTTACAAATGCTTGATCCCCATCCTTAAACCAAATCTCCCTCGCTGGAGCCATATCTGATTGTTGGGGTTGTCTTATCTCTTCTCTCTTCGCCTGTATTCTATTTATTCCACCCATTGTAGTATTTAACCTCCTACCAAAGTGATCTATTATTTATTATTGCTTTTATTATTTTTGTGTTTCTTATATCTTGTACATCTTTATGCTCCCTTGGTAATTCTATGGTGCTAACTATACACCTCTGCGACAACCTCGTCAAGCTCTTTTCTGTAGCGATTTGACCCGCTGAATCATTGTCTAAACATAATACTATTTCTTTTGTTGGTAAATCTACTAATAGCTCCTCCTGATATTTTGACATACTTGCCCCCAATAAAGCTACTGAGGCGTATCCACATTGGTCTAACCACATTGCATCCAAACTTCCTTCTGTAACACATACAAAATCTGTTGGCTCTATATGGTTGGCTCCAAATAAAATACGAGATTTTTTTAATCCCTTTGAATATAAATATTTAGGGGTTAAATATTTTCGTCTGCTAATCCAACCTACACATTTATTCTGTTCGTATACTGGAATAATTAGACTGTTTTCTTCATCTACAGCACATCCCCATTTATATAACGTTTGTTTACTAAAGCCTCGTTCAAATATCCACTCAGGTACAAACCCCTCACGAAATGAAAAGTCTACCTCTTCTAAAGGTTCTTCTTCCTCATCGACTCCAAACATATTAATATCGAAGTCAAATTCTTGATTTAACAAGTATTGATCCATAGATTCCCACGGAATATTTAAATACTTGGAAAGAAAAAATTTAAGTGATCCTTGCCCACAACCTACGTGACAAATCCATAGCCCCTTTTCTATATTAATAGAGAGGGATGGGGATGTATCTTCATGGAATGGGCAAGGCACATTAAACTCATCTGTTTCATTTGGTACGTTTACTCCAGCATCCATTAAAAGGGAAGCCCAATCTGTCATTACCTATCCTTTTTATTCTTTTTAAGAAATAAAACGATTTCGTTAACGTAACCATTTGAATCTTGAACAGTTCCACGTTGTATATCAGCAACAGTAATGACTACAGCTTCACCTGCAGGGCCTTTACTCTTAGCTGTTTTAACAATTGTAGTACTTTCGTCTACTATCTGTCCTCGTAGCCAATCGCCTAAACTCATACTAACCTCCTTTAATAATCTTGGTGTACTTCTTTAATTCTGCCAATATCAGGATTCCATTCTAATGTGGATAAATCGGCAAAAGATTCAGCATCTCTATATTTTTGATATTGTAAAAGTCTTCTCATAGGATCATCCTGTATCCTACATAAAGATAATAGCACATCTGAAGCTCGTAATAAAGCATCTCCAAAAGCTACTTGATCGGGTTGCGGTGGAGTGAATATATCTGCGGCGGCTCTATTAGCCTGTGTAGATACCATCATACTTAAATTGGTTGCTGTTGCTAAGTTCTTTAATGCATAGAACAATGTGTGTGATTCTTCCCACGCTTGTTTATTACGTCCTGATCCGCTATTAATTAAATATGACCCATCAATAACAACAAACTCAGGAGAATGTTTACGAACTAACGTGGCAACTGATTCAATCGTCATACTAGTTTGACCTGATATATGGTCACAAATCAATAACGGTCTACCATTTAACTTTAATAGAAACTCTTTATAAGCATCTTCATCTATTTCTTCCCCATTTCGCAAAGCTCTATGAGAAAATTCGTATCCCATCTTATTTGCAAATACAACATCTGCACGTAAACTAATTTGTGCTTCGGGCATTTCTGTAGAAATCAATAATGTTTTAACCCCATTAAACGCTGCTTCCGCA